AGTCGATGAAACTTTATCAGGAGATGTTGGATGATGGAATTGCTAAAGAGTGTGCTCGGTTTGTTTTACCTCTTGCTTGTCCCACTCGTCTTTATATGTCTGGCTCTCTCCGTTCCTGGTTGCACTATATTGACCTGAGATCTGCCAATGGAACTCAGAGGGAACACATGGACATTGCCCTTGAATGTAAGCGTATCTTTACCGAACAGTTCCCAGTGATTGCTGAGGCTGCTTGGGGAGAAACTAAATAGAAAACCTGGAGGAATTATTTTGGCAACATACCCTGTGAGAAATAAGGAGACTGGCGAGCACAAGGAAGTCGTCATGTCTATCAATGATTGGGACCAATGGAAAATTGACAACCCAGAGTGGGAAAGGTATTACGATGCCACCAACTCTCCTTGCTTGGGAGTTGAGATGGGCGATCCCTTCAGCAAAATGTACACCAAACACCCAGGATGGAAAGATGTAATCAGTAAGGCAAAGAAACAACCAGGAAGTACACTCAAACACTACGACTAATCAATGCCAAGAAAAGCAAAAGCAGGTATCACAACCAACCCTGTCCCTTTCGGTATGAGTAACAAAACAATGAAGAGAAAGAAGCCAATCAATCTTGATTACATGAAAAAGATTGAACCGCTTACTGAAAATCAAGAGAAGTATTTCGAGAGTTATAAGTTAGACAAAAACCTGATTGCTTACGGGTGTGCAGGAACAGGTAAGACATTCATCACGCTTTACAATGCAATCAAAGAGGTCCTGGACCCCAAGTCCCCTTACGAAAAGATTTATATCGTTAGGTCTCTTGTCGCTACCCGTGAAATTGGTTTTCTTCCTGGTGATCATGAAGACAAATCTTCACTTTATCAGATTCCCTACAAGAATATGGTAAAGTATATGTTCGAGATGCCTGATGACGCAGCGTTCGAAATGCTGTATAATAATCTGAAGGCACAAGGAACGATTAGTTTCTGGAGCACCTCGTTCATTCGTGGTACCACCTTCGACAATGCTATCATCATTGTGGATGAGTTCCAAAATCTAAACTTCCACGAACTTGATTCCATCATCACCCGAATCGGTATTGATTCTAAGATCATGTTCTGCGGTGACGCAACTCAAACAGACTTGGTAAAGCAGACAGAAAAGACAGGCATCATGGACTTCATGAGAATTATCCAAGCAATGCCTTCCTTTGATGTTGTTGAGTTCCAAGCAGAGGACATCTGCAGAAGTGGTTTGGTGAAGGAATACATCATGGCTAAATTACAACTCGGTTTATGACCTTCAAACACGTTGACATTGACATCCCAGAACTGGATCGGCAGACCATCGATGGGGTCCGTTATTATGATGCTCCCGATGGACAGAAGTTAGTTTCTGTCACCTCTGTGATCAGTCACATCAAGCGGGAGTTCTTCCGTAAGTGGCGTGAGCGTGTTGGTGAAGAGGAAGCAAATAAGATTACCAAGAAAGCAACCAGTCGCGGGACTGATATGCACACCTTGGCTGAGAATTATCTTCTGAATCAGGAACTGCCTGAGGTTCAACCTCTTTCGCAGTTCCTTTTCAGTCAAGCAAAACCAAAGTTGGATGAGATTGATAACATCCATGCCATTGAGAAGTCTCTTTACAGTCTGCAACTTGGTATTGCTGGAACCGTGGACTGCATTGCAGAACACAATGGTGAACTTGCGATTATTGACTTCAAGACATCCAAGAAACCAAAACCTCGTGAGTGGATTGATGATTACTTTGTCCAGTGTGCAGCGTATGCCTGTATGCTTTTCGAATTAACTGGTATAATCGTTAAGAAGTTTGTTATTATCATGTCCTGTGAGGACGGAGAGTGCGTGGTTTATGAAGAGCGAGACAAAGGGAAGTACATCCAACTTCTCGACAAGTATATTAGAGAGTTTGTTGAGTTTAAGTTGCGAGAGTATGCCTGAAGAACAAAACCTAGAAGAACTCTTTGAGAACAAGTTTTATTGTTCCAAGAGATTCACAGAAGAGATCGAAAGGATTGCTCACGCTGATGGTGGTATGAGTTATATTGATGCGATTGTATTTTTCTGCGAGAAGAATAACGTCGAGGTGGAATCAGTTCCCAAACTCATTTCTAAACCATTGAAGGAGAAACTGAAGGCAGAGGCACAGACTCTGAACCTTTTGCGTCGCACATCTCACGCAAAGTTGCCCCTGTGATTCCTAAAGTGTCTCCCTTCGATGCCTACAAGCAATATCTCTCGCTCAAGAATCACTTTACAAAACAAAAGTATGACTACCACAAGTACTGTGGTAAGTCTCGTGCAACAATAAACTCTTTCTACAAACGCAAGGATCGTTTCTGGTTTGAGAAACTGAGTCGTCAGAAAGATGACAAGGAAGTTGTAGATTTCTTTGTTTCCAACTTTGTTTCTTGCACTGACCCCCAGACTCTGTGGATTGGGGAGATGATTCGGTCTGGCGAAACAAACTTCACAGAGTGGAAGAAGCGCATTCAGTCGCTGTCTTATCACTTCAAACAAGAAACTTCTGATCTGTTTGAAGGTAAGAATTTTGATTCTGTTTTTTCCATTGACGGGACAAAACATCCTGTTATAATAAGAGAACACCTGCAGGAAAACATCTCTCTGGAGACTTTAATTCTGTTGGAAAAGATCTTAGGGTTCAAGAAGAACTTCGATAAGAAACTCCAAGATCCTGTGTGGGAATTTCTCTCGATGCGAATGGAAAAGTATTCTCCATTCCTAAATATCGATGTATTCCATTATAAAAAGATCCTTAAGGAGGTCGTGCTGACACAATGACATTTTTTGAATCCGACATCGTACAACAAGAGATGGAGGAGATCGCAAGACTTCAAGAGGAGATCTATGGAATGGTATTCAAATTCCCTTCCATGGATAAAGAGGAGAAGATGAAGCACGTTGAGTTGCTGAGTAATCTCCTGAAAAAACAGCAAGTCCTTTACACAAGGATGAGTCTGTCTGATGACCCTGAAGCAAAGTCAATGAAGGAAAACATCATGAGGTCTGCACAAGACCTTGGTTTCCCTCCCGATGTTGACATTGCTTATGTCTTCAACAACATGACGAAAGTCTTGGATGAAATGAGAGGATCAATTGAGCGATCCTAACCTTTGTGACATAATAATGGAGTACACAAAGGCCAAATCTTAACTAATAGGTACACACATGTCGTTTTCTAATCTGAAAAAGCAATCCTCTCTCGGTTCACTGACCGCCAAACTGGTCAAGGAGGTCGAGAAGACTAACAACCCACAAAGTTCGTCTGGGGCAGACGAGCGTCTCTGGAAACCCGAAATGGACAAGACTGGCAACGGGTTTGCCGTCATCCGTTTCTTGCCCGCACCTAACGGTGAAGACCTCCCCTGGGCAAAGGTATGGAGCCATGCCTTCCAAGGTCCTGGTGGTTGGTACATTGAGAACTCTCTGACCACGCTGGGTCAAAAGGATCCACTGGCAGAATACAACCGCGAACTGTGGAACTCTGGACTGGACTCTGATAAAGAGATCGCTCGCAAGCAGAAGCGTAAGTTGTCTTATTATGCCAACATCTATGTTGTGAAGGATCCTGCCAACCCACAGCACGAAGGTAAAGTCTTCCTGTTCAAGTTTGGTAAGAAGATCTTTGACAAGATCATGGAGGCAATGCAGCCTGAGTTTGATGATGAAACTCCCATCAACCCCTTCGACTTCTGGCAGGGTGCCAACTTCAAACTGAAGATCGTGAAGAAGGATGGTTACTGGAACTACGATAAGTCTGAGTTCGCATCCGCTGGTCCTCTGCTTGAAGATGATGATGCTCTGGAAGCACTGTGGAACAAAGAGTATTCCCTGACTGCTTTCACTGAAGCATCCAACTTCAAGTCTTATGAAGACCTGGAGCGTCGTTTGAATGCTGTCCTGAACCGCAACGTCACTGCACCTGTCCGTCAGGAAGTGACTCCTGCTGAACTTGAGGAGCGTTCTTATCAACCCACCTTTGAGAAGAAGGTTGAGGTTGAAGACGACAGTGACTATGGTGTTCCTCAGACATCACTCGCTGACACTGAGGACGATGCACTAAGTTACTTCGCTAAGTTGGCTGAATCCTGAGGGAAAATCAGCTTTTGATTTCAAAATAGCCCAGATATTTTTTCTGGGCATTTTTTGTGCCTATTACTTTTTCTACGTGTATAATCTGATGTTATCTCCGCGTGTAACTGATGAAGAGACGTACTGTGTCGATCCTTGTTGATAAGGCATAATCTGCTCAAGGTTGTCAATAACCAAACCGACGTATTCTTCCTTGATCACATAAATGTTTCTTCTGTTATTTTGGATCTTTTCCTCATAATCATAGTTTGTTACTGCATAAGTGAAAGCGGTGGAAGTTCTCTCTTCTCCTATTCCACTGTCATACCAGTCAACTGAGATATCCTGTGGAACTTCGAGTCCACCAGGGAAAACAACTCTTCCGACGGAATCCTTGATTTCATCACTTTCGTAATGATGGACTGCATGGATGTTTTCTTCAGATCCGTACTTTGAGACCAAATAGTTCTGGAATGACTGTTGGTCCAAAGGCCACTCTTCTACCTGATTGATCACATTGTTGGAAAGAAGCACCAACCAGTCAAGATCGGAATTATTGTAGATTTTGTTTGCAACCTCATCTGGACGCTCATCGCCAATAATCTTATATTTGCTGAAATATGCCAGATTACCAAAAATGTCAGGACGAATGATTCCACGCTTAAAGAGGTTCTTGACCTCAACGTAATCATTGATCTTTTTTGCATCAGTCAGGCGACTGACGTATTCAAAGTTAGGAACGTAATCGAAATACTGTGCCATTGGTTAGAACCCCATGTCGTCTGATTCGGTGTCAAAGTCTTTATCATAAAGTGGTTCAAGTTCTTTGAATGCCAGAGAAATTTGGTAGGTTGGCATCGATCCATCCTCCCCATAAGTCATATATTCAGTTGGATTGCCGTATCTGACATTAAAACTTGTCAGAGCAGTTGGTTTGAATTTGTGCAAGAATGGGTGTTGTCCACTATCTTGGTAAACATACTGAAGTTGGAAAATGTCAGGAGTGTAAAGAAATGCCTCTGAACCCGATTTTCTTGGGTTCATACTCTTCTTGAAGAACTTGATGATTCTCTTAATTACCAATGCTTCTTCACTACTACGAGGTGTCAGTTTGAATGTGAAAGCGAAGTTTCTAAGTGTTGGTGACTTGAAGAACAACTCCAAGTTTGGGTTAGCAATTGAACCAGTCAATCGTCTTCTGAGGTTCTTACCAATTGCTTGCCCAGCAAAGTATGCCTTGAGGTAGTTTGTTGTGTTGACATCTCCCAATGCATTATCCGCTGAGTCACGAAGAGATCTGATTCCTTCTTTTGCCATTCCAACCACGTTTGTTGGATTGTCAGAACCAATGTCGATCATTCTGAAAGCAGCATCACCAAATGCCGCTTCAATGAAGTTCAGAGTTTCTCCTTCATACTCAACAACGTTCTTTTCTTCCAATCCTGCCTGAAGGGGAAGAAGAACACTTCCAAGTGATGGTCCGAGCCTGTCCGAGGCAGTGCCGCCGATGGCACTTCCTGGAACATAATTTCCATCTCTTGCTCCTCTTGCCTTATATTTGTGAGCAGTGATTTTCAAGAAGTCTCCAGGAAACTGGGGGTTATAGTTGACAGGGTATCTCATACTTTGGAACCCACCGCTTCTCGCTGCTCTCCCTTGAGGAAGATCGACGGTTCCTTCCGTGTCCTGACCTGCAATAGAACCAACTTTTAGTTGATCATTAGGAAATGCATATGTTCCAAACTGACTTGGAACTCCATTATTCAGTGATTGTGGAGGAAGACCAAAAGGATTTCCGTCTGTGAATGTTCCGTCGTTATTGACAACCTGACCAGTTACTGGATTTTGGAGTCCAGGAATTCCATTCTTAAAAAATTGTGTTCTGTTATTTTCTGCAGCAGTCAGATTAGAATAGTTTGTATTGTCATTCAGAACAGAGGCACGGTCGAGGTTGAAAAGAGGTCTTCCTTCGTTGTAGAATGTCTTTTCGAATTCTGTGGTTGTCAGTTGTGCTGAATATCTTGCTCTGTTGTTGTAAAGTCTGGTGAAAAGTTCTGTGTCTTCGATTTCCCAGTCAGAATTACTGGATGAGGCAAGCAATGACCCACCAGTGGAATTGAGTTCAATCTTCCCAGTCTCAGTGTAGGTAACTTCGTCTACCTTAAGACCATTCCATATTCTCGATGATTGAATACTCGTTGCCATTTATAAAAACTGGTCTTTTAGTTATTTAGAACGAATTTCTGATATGGAATGGATCTTGCTTCTTCCAGTTCGTTAGGATAAATGAGATAAAGATAACTTCCGAGTTCTTCCCAAGTGTAATTGTGAAAATCACCCCAGTGATAATTCAGTCCTCTGAATCCCCATTTGAAAACACCAGTGCAGGCAATTAGAGGAAACTCATCATACCGAATGTCTTTTGTTTTTGCCTTGTATATAAAGGTATAATATCTCCCAACACTAGGTGCCACTTCAAACTCATCAAGTACTTCCAAAAGAGCAGTCATCATATCATCAGCATCGCCCATATTGGCAATGTCATTTGCAGCACCACCAGCGAGTCTGTCGTTATCGCTTTTTAGGTAGTCTTCTTGTTTTAGAGTTTCGACGTTTTGTGCCATAAGGTTTTATCCCGAGGTCATCTTCTGTTAGGATCTTGAATTCAACCCCATTATCTTTACAGAACTCTGCCGCATACTTCCATTTGGCTTCATTCTTGGCATAAGTCTTTGCCTCATTGATATAAGTTTTTGTCACTTTACCACTTGCAGGTTTTGTGGGAGGAGAACACTGCTTTTTTGGTTTGATTTCGATCAGATACTTCTTGATCTCACCATTGGGACGTTTCATCTCAACGAGAGCATCAGGATAGTAACGATGAACTCTGCCGTCAATTGGATTCACATATGGTATGCTAAACTCTTCAGCCGCATACTTTAGAACACTATCATTACGATCACACCATTGGAAAAAGTGTAACTCCCAAGAACTTCTGTAAATGATGTTGTCAGCATCACCTTGATACTTCTCAGGATGTTGTGGATGAAACCTGCCCTGATGCCATTTCGCGTCCTTAGGCATAACCCACTAAATAACAATATAAGTATCCATATTTATAAATGGCATCCACAGGATCTGGTGCGCCAACTCCACGCAGAATCGGAACCACTGAACTTACAAGTCGGTTTCTAAACCTTGCACAAACATCTGTTTATACAGTTAAGATTCAGCCTCCTGCTCAGGTTGCTTCTTATCTGAATGAAAGAGGTGTCAGTTATGCAGCAGATGGTGAGGGGATCGAACTGCAGTGTACTCAAACTTTTCTACCAGGTCACAAACTGAGCACAATCGACGTTGCCAATGATTACATCGGTGTCTCTGAGAAGATGGCATACAGACAAGCATACGATGAGGCGATTAGCTTTACCTTCAACGTAAATTACAGATATGATGTTGTTCAGTTCTTTGAGGGATGGATTGATTTCATCGCTGGAAGAAACGGTCGTGAACAGAATGCATATGTTGATAGATATGCAAATTACAGAATGAATTATCCAGAGTCATATCGCTCTGATAATGTTTACATCACAAAGTTCGAGAAGAATGTCGATCACCTGAACAGAACACTGGGTCTTGGTGACACTCCTTCTTATAGACTTGATTACACCTTTGTCGGTGCTTTCCCACTGGCAATCATTCCTGCTCAAATATCGTATAATCAAAGTCAGATACTGTCTTACACAGTTAGAATGGATTACATTCGTTACGTTTGTGAACGAAGTGTTATCGGCTAAATAACTCACCTGATCTTACATAATGCCTTTACCAACAATTGCAACTCCTTCTTATGAGTTGAAACTGCCTTCGACAAAGAAGACAATCAAATATCGTCCCTTCCTGGTGAAGGAAGAGAAACTTCTGGTTCTTGCTTTGGAGACACAAGACACAAAGCAAATCACAACTGCGATTAAGCAAGTTCTGAAAGGTTGCATTCAGACCAGAGGTGTAAAGGTTGAAACACTTCCAACCTTTGATATTGAATATCTGTTCCTCAACATTCGTGCAAAGTCTGTTGGTGAAGTTGTGGATGTTACCATCACGGCTCCTGATGATGGTGTGACTCCGATTGATATTAGTTTGGACATTGAAGAGATTGAAGTCCAAGAGAGTGAAGATCACGATAAGAGAATTCGTTTGGATGACACTCTGATGATGGATATGAAGTATCCGTCACTGGATCAGTTCATCAAGAACAACTTTGATTTTGGTGGTGATGCCACACTGGATCAGTCATTTGAACTGATTGCCTCTTGTATTGATAAGATTTACAATGAGGATGAAGTTTGGGCAGCAGCAGACTGCACCAAGAAAGAGTTGGTTGAGTTCTTAGAACAAATGAACTCCTCACAGTTCAAGCAGATTGAGAAGTTCTTCGACACAATGCCGAAACTGACTCACAATGTTGAGGTAACAAATCCGAAGACTGGTGTGAAGAGTACTGTCGTTTTGGAGGGTTTGCAGTCTTTTTTCGCATAGGGATGATCCATATGGATCTGGAAAATTACTTCAAACTTAATTTTGCCCTCCTACAGTACCATAAATACTCATTGACTGAGATTGAGAATCTGATGCCCTGGGAAAGGGACATTTATGTAGCACTTCTCCAGCAACACATCGAAGAAGAAAACGAAAAGATGCGTCAGAATGGCTAACGTCTCCTTAGATCCTATTGACATTCTCCTGGAACTGGGGTTTGATTTGGATGAGATCTCCGATGACAAGGGTTATCAGAGTGCTCTGAAGGAAGGCATTGTGACCATCGAGTTTCGTACTGGTGGGTCTGGGGACGAGAGATCTCGTGCTCTTAGAGAAGAACTAATAAAAACAAGAACGAAAAGACCAAAGAAAACAACTGTTGATGCCGCAAAGTCTTTCATCTCACCAAAAGCATTGCCTGGAGGTGTTGGTAAAAGAGGAGGAGCACTGACAGTTGGGCAGACTCTCCTGTCATCGAGCGCAAAGAATAAACAGCAGCAACAAGCACAGAAGAAATCTGTCTTTGATGTCATTGCGGATTCACTCAACGCTGTTGCCAAGTCACTTAATAACGTTGCGAAATCAATAACTCAACTTCTGGGTGTTGAGAAACAGACTGCTGAAACAGCAAGACAAAGTGCAGTAACTGCAACGAGACAGAAAGAAGAAAAAGATAGATTAGCAGGTGCTAAGAGTCTTATTAGTGGATTGACTGCCCCAGTGATTGGTGCTGTCAAGAAACCAGCAATGGGAATTCTTGACAGAATCAAAACATTCCTTGGAAACGTTGCTGCTGGTTCCGTTGTTGGGTGGTTGACTAACGAAGGAAATAAAAATAAAGTCTTGGCAGTCTTCGATTTCCTTGAAGATAATATGGGTAAGATTATGACAGGAATCATTGCTCTCCTGGGTCTTGGAATTGGAATGAAACTTGCTGGATTGATTACAACACTCATTTCACTCACTGGCACACTCTTGAGTCTTGCTGCTTCTTTGGCAACAAATCCAGTTGTTCTCGCTGCATTGGGAATTGTTGTAGGAGCAAAAGGAATCGCAGATGTTGGTAAAAAGGTTGAACTTGCGGGTCAAGATCTCATTGGTGGAAAAGGAACAACTGCGGCAGGAAATCAGTTCTCATTTTCAGATATTCAGGATCTGAGAGAAGAAAGAAAAACTTTTATGACAATGAGTGGAATGTCATCTGAGGTTATTCAGCAACAGAGCAAACCATTTAATGATCTGATGGATGCGATGAAGGAACAGAAGCGCATCAATGATGAACTTTGGAACAAGAAACAAGCACAAGCAAGTGGTGATATTAGATTTGATAAAGAGATACCTGAATTAGAGAAGAAGAAAGCAGAACAACAGAAGAAACTGACTGAGTTGTTCCAAAAGTTGGGAATTACAGATCAGGATCTGAAGCAACTTCAGATGCGTGAGGGAAGAGTAGAAAAAGATGACACTTATTATGATAAACCTGGGACTGGTCTTTCAGGAGCATTGTCAAACCTAGGTGCAAATTTACAAGAAGCCACATATGGCAGCGGCATGACTCAAGCAGAAGTTGATGCTGAAATCTTGAAATCTACTCAACCAGGTGGAATGTTTGAGGGGTATGATGTATCTCAACTGGAATTTGATCATGAACTTGGAATTCCTTCCGTGAAACCACCTCCATTTGAAGTTAAGTCCACTGCAAAGAAAGATGCCACTTACAGCAAAGTTACTGGTGACATCAAGAGAACCCAATTGCAAACACAAAGATTGCAGGAAATGGATCTTTCCGCTGTTGATTATTTTGGTGGTGGATCATCTGTTTCTCAAATGGAAGAATTGAAATCTGCCATGGCAAATGGTGGAATGTCTGCTGGTGCTTCCGCTGACCAACAGGAAGTTCCGTCGTTCTCTGCGGTCGATTTGACGAACGATAACATCTTCATGACTTCTGGCATTTATAATTCACCTTCATAAACCATGGCATTAGGAATTGCGAGTATTGTTGGGGGAATTGCCAAGGGTTTGGGCGGTGGTAAGAAACCACCAAAACCTCCTGAGCAACCACAGTCTGGACAACAGATGGCACAGAAGATATTGCCACCTGCTGATTACCGAAGACCAGATTATAAACCAGGTGAAGGTTATGCGACTGGTGGTGCTGTTCCCACAACTGCCATTGTTCCAGTTGTAAAACCCAAAGTTTCTAAGACTGGAAACCCCAACCTGGATGGTGCACTGGAAAATGTCACTCAGAGTGCTGCTAACCTTGAGGCATCTCTGAAGTCTTTTGTTGGGTTCAAGAAAGGACAAGCGGAGAAGAAAAGAAAAGCAGAAGTTATTGCAAAGCGCAATATGTTGGGTGCTGCTGCAGGCGCAGTTGCTGGCGCTGCTCTCAGTTTTGTAAAGAAACCAGCACAGAATTTCTTGGAAATGTTCAAGAGGTTTGTGTTCAATGTGGCACTGGGATCTCTTGTCACTTTCCTTGTCGAGCAGTATGAAACAATTAAGAGAATTGTTGGTGAAGTTTTAGATGTAATTGAACCTGTGTGGAATGCTTTGAAAGATTGGGTTCTTGTTCCTGTTTGGAATTTCCTCAAGTGGACTGCAAATCAGGGTGCAAAGATGGTGAAGGAGATTGCTGCCTTCCCACCGATCAAGGCAGGATTAGATGCAGTCTCGGAAAAACTGAAAGAGTTTGAGGATATGTTCCCCGAACTCACCAGACAAGTAAAGTATTTGTCTGGTGGAAACATTGATGATGTTCCTCCAATGCAACAAGGTGGAACCAGAAGTGCCCCAGCACCTGGTGGAAGACTGGGACCTGGAACCGCTCCTGATGCCACTTATGATAGAAATTTGGCAAAACTTCTCAAGAATTATGAGGGACTTAGAACAAAAGCATATAAAGATTCAAAAGGAATTCCTACCATTGGAATGGGTGCAACTTATTATCCTAAGGGTTTTAGACTCCAAGGCGCTGTTAAGATGGGCGATGTGATTACTGAAGAAGAAGCATACCAAATTAAAGAGGCACACATCAGAGAGCACAGAGGGAGACTTACAAGACAGATTGGAGTTGATAATTACAACAAACTTCCCAACAATGTGAAGGCTGCTTTGGAGTCCATTGTCTTCAATTATGGAAGTATTGATGATAAGACCAAAGCACTTGTGATGGAAGGCATCAAGACTGGTAATTACAATAAGTTGGCTGATGACATTGAGAATCGTCTTGGAAGACACGATATGCAACCAGATGGTAAAGGACTCAATCAGCACAGAAGAACTGATGAAGCAAACATAATTAGAGGTGGAAAAAGTAAATTTGGAGTTCAGTTCAGAAGAACTACCATTGATGATGTTCCGCCAATGCAGCAGGGACAGGCTGGTCAAGCATATGGAACTGGACTGAAGACTGGAGCAAGTCGTTTCATCGGTGGAAGTTCCGAGTATCACATTGATACCAAACTGAAAGCAGGTCTTTCGATGCAGAAGAAGGTCGAATACTTTGACCAGATGTCAATGGCATATGCCAAACAGGGAAGAGTCATCGAGTTCTCCAACCAGGCAGTTCAAGGAAGAAGATATGACCACACAATGAGTTATCAGGAGAAAGCAGCACTTCTTCAGGCAGCTGCTGGTGCTCACGCTCCTCGTGCTGGTTATGCTTCTTATGATTATTACATTCCACAAGCAAGTGAAACTAGATTCGGCAAATCTGCAGAGGGAGCAGAGATCTTTGTCCCAACAGAAGCAGGTGGATCTGTTCAGTATGGTTCTGGTGGAAGATATGGTGCTTACGTTGTAATGTATGATGCCCAAGGTAAAGAGATTGGGCGAACAGGTCACGGTGACATCAGAGGAGCGAAGTCTGGAACAGTCCAGATTAGTCCATCTAGAGGTGACACCAGAGCACAGGGTGTTTCCACAACGCCTTCCTACCAGAGATCGGGAACAAAACTTATTCCAATTCCCATTGATAACACCCCACCAATGCAACAGAAACCCGCAGGAGCGACTTCCACAAGATCGTTAAATAGATCAGAGCGCAGGAATAGAAACGCTGCCCTGTACAAATCATAATGACAAATCAGAAACCACAAACAGCGCCTGGTGATATAAAGTCATTTACAATTACTTCCAATGAAGGAAGTAAGAGTATTGATCTGACTAATGGTGTTCAGGAATATTATTATTACGAAAGTGTTCTTTCCAACTACATTACAGCGAAAGCGATTGTGTTGGAAACTGGTAATGAGATCGATAAAGAATCAAAGGGTGTGCTCGATGATCTGCCCATCCGTGGTGGAGAGAGAACAAACATTCAGGTCACAGATGCCTCTCAGGAAAAGAATCAAATTGTGATTCCTGGTGGTCTGTTTGTTAAGAGTGTGAGAAACGGTTCTCCAGGAACACAACAAGAACTTTATGTTCTGGACTTTGCCTCAAGAGAATACTTCTTGAATGAGTCTGCCAGAGTCACAAAGAGATATGAAGGTAAGATTTCTGATAACGTAGAAGAAATTCTGACAGACGTTCTTCAGACGACAGGGGAGATTGATGTTGATGAGACATCATTTGAATATAACTTTTATGGCAACACTCGCAAACCATTCTACGTTATAACAACTCTGGCATCCAAAGCAGTTCCAACAAAGGGTGCTGAAAAGACTGGTGGTTTCTTGTTCTTCCAAACTCGTGATGGGATGTTCTTCAAGTCTATTGATGACTTGTTTGGACAAGATACAACTAAGAAATTCATCTATAATAACACAGGTGATCTGCCACCAGAATATGATGGCAACATCGTTTCATATGAAATCGCAAGTGATATTGATATGGAACAGAACTTATCCTTTGGTGCTTATAACAATAGGTCTTTGTTCTTTGACTTTTATAAGATGGAATATAAGAAAGTTGATTTCGACATCCAAGAACAAGAGGGATCTGCAGAGACTGCTGGTAAAGATTACATCAATGTCAATAAAGAATTCATCTCAAAACCAAGTCGTTTGTTCCATATGCTGAAAGACCACGGTGTGAATCCCAGAGGCAAAGGGGATGAGCAATTGGATAACTTCAAACAGAAACCAGAAGATAACTTTAAGATTGAAGAGACAATGGTTCAGACCATTATGAGATACAATCAGATGTTTACTGTTCAAACGAACGTAATCATTCCTGGTGACTTTAGTATTAAGGCAGGAGATATGATTGAGTGTGAGTTCCCAGAGGTTGAGGCAAAAGAAAATAAAGAGAAAAACAAACAAACTGGTGGTAAATATATGGTCGCTCACGTTTGTCATCGCATCACAAGTAATGATTGTTTCACCAGTCTTGGGTTGGTCAGAGACTCGTTTGGTAAGAAGGGAGGATTCTGATGGATAATACAACATCATCGACGTTTAGTCCACATTTCCTCGGAAGAGGAGGGTACACTTGGTGGATCGGACAAGTTGCAGCAGAAGACACCTGGAAGAATAACATCCCAGGCAAACCTGTCCAAAGTAATGACGAGATTAGAGGATGGGGTGAGCGTTATCGTGTGCGTATTATGGGATACCACACAGATGACTGCAATGAAGTTGCTGATGATGAACTGCCCTGGGCTTACGTTCAGTATCCACCCACTGCTGGTGGTGGAGGACGTTCATCATTTCAGAGTTCCAACATTACCCAAGGCAACTTTGTCCAGGGATATTTCTTTGATGGTCCCGATGGTCAGGTTCCAATGATCGTTGGTGTCATTGGATATAATGAATACCAAGCAATTTCCAAATCGACAGGTTCATCAGACTGTCAGGCATTCAAACCCAAGAGTGGTTATCTGGAAGATGAAAAGATCGCATCTTATACGGTAAGGGCATTCCCTGGTGGTGGTGATGTTGCCTTCCCAGATGATGGGATCACAGCAGCATACACCAATAACTATTACATTGAAGATATTCTCGGAAGCAATGTCATGCGTGACATGGCAAGTTGGGAACAAAAACTTCAGGGCACAAAGTCTGAGGCTCTTGCAAAGACCAAAGATTGTGAACCGATGGATACTCGGAAGATCACAAAAGAAATCCAAAATGGTATCCAAAGACTTCAGGAACTTCAGAGATCTAAATCTGATTATCGTTATGCTCTGACCAATGGTGAGATGGGAATCGATGACATGATTCGATCCCTGACCAGAGAACTCTGCAAAGTGATTGCGGCTCTCTTCAAGGACATGATCACTCAGATGGAGAAGAACACTCTGAGGGAGACAAACAACGTTGCAAAGAAACAATACGATAAGGTCTTTCCCAATAAAAGACCTGAACTGAAGAAGCAGATGGAGGAGGTCAATGACCAGATTGCTTGTATCTTCAAGACAATCATTGACCAACTAGAAAATCTTATCTGTCAGTTTCTCGAAGCAGCAGCAGAAAGAATCATCAACGTAACTGAGTGTTTTGTCAATAATGCTTTGGGCAATCTGTTGGGAGCACTTTTGGGTGGTCTTCAAAAGCAAGTTACCTCTCTTCTGAGTGGTCTCAGTCAACTCACTCAGGCAGCAGGTGTTGGTGAAGATCTTTTCAGCAACATTCTTCAGGATCCATTCTCATTCCTGAGATGTGAGGAAGAGAATGAATGTGGCAGAGTGAACGAGTGGAGCATCTGGAATGGTGCTTCTAACGTTGCCAACAGTGCCAACCAACTCCAAGATATTCTTGGTCTTGCTAACAGTGTTGCCAACTCTGGTCTTGGTTATGATGATGCCCTTGCAAACATCTTTGATAATCCTGGATGTGACACCAGTGCTAGACCTTGTGGTCCACCAGAGGCAAGGTGGATTGGATCTGGAAGTGGGGCATCAGGAAATCTTATTATTTCGTCTGGTGGAGCAATCATAGGTTATGATGCTATTACGACTGGAAGCGGTTATGATGCGAACAACACTTACGGTTACGCTTATGATGATTGTGGAAATGGCGATAATGGTGTATATTATCCTATTGTTGAGGATGGCGGTATCACTGATATTGTAGTCGAGCAGGGTGGAACTGATTATCTCCCAGGCCCTAACGGTTGTACTGGTGGTGATGGGAGAGAGTGGAAGTGTGAGAACGACACTGAAGTTACTCATCCAGATGGAACCGTTGAAATTCCCATTCCTCCCGATAATGTTGTTGAGGTAAGACCTGGTGACATCGTAAATACACCGTGTTGTAGTGAAGTTATCACAGAACCCATTGATAACGATCCCGAAACTGGTGGTGAGACAATCAATGGATGTAGTCAGCACGTTGTTCAGAGACCAGGAAGATTTACGACACCACAAACAGGGTGTCCTGGAAGAACACAAGGAACTTATCCATCATCTTCCGATGGTTCTTATCCTGTTATCCTTTATCTCTGTGAAATCATTGTCCGCGAAGCAGGAATTGCTTATCAGCCAGGAGATGAAGTCATCATTGAACCTCCTCTTGGTGCTGCTGCTGCCATTGAGGTTGATGAGCAGGGAAGGGTGACCAAGGTTAAGGTTACCGAAGGTGGCGAAGGATTCAAGGAACTTCCAAGAGTCTTTGTGAGATCTGGAACTGGATTCAATGCGGAACTTCTTCCTAAGTTCTGTGTTTATAGAGTTGGTGAGGATGAGTTCCAGAATCCAGAACTTCAGGACAAGATTGTCACTGTTATCGATTGTGTAGGTAGAGTCTAATGTCAGAATCAGCAGAAAAGAATTATCACCAGTTACGATACGGAACAGCAGACGGCGAGATTAAGTTTGGACACCTCCACGAGGATAATGTCCAGTCATCTGTAATGCTTCGTGATGGTAAGACTTGGAACCATTATATTACATTGGATCAGTCTGGCAAAGGACACAGAAAGTTTGGAACAATCTCTGTTTCACCTGGTTCTTTCCAAGTCCAGGCAGGTGAGGGTTTCACTGAGAAAGAAGAAGGGCAACCAGCAATTTATATGGATGCCAAGAAAGGTGACATTGTGATTCGCTGCCCCAAAGGGACACTCAAGATTGAAGCGAAAAACATTGAGATGAAGGCACACGGTGAAGATAATAAAAATGGGTATGTTACAATAGAAGGAAACGAAAAGATCAAACTGGATGCTCCATCCATTTCTGTGACATCAGAGGTCTCGACTAAGATCTTCTCGGAAAAGAATGTCGAAGTTATCGGTAGAGCGATCCTAAATCTTTATGGTGGTCTTGTCGATGCTGCTGATGGAGCAACAACAAACAAAGGATCAAAAGGTGGATCAACAAATGAGGAGCAAAACAAACAATGAAGGTACCTGATCTATACGTTGGTAAGAGATTATTTGTTGGTGAAGGTGAACCAACGGCATTGGGAATTGGACCCAAAGAGATCCGTGGTTCTGCTTTCTTGGAAGGACCCACTATCACTGGTGATCCAGGTTTCCCAAATGTCTGGGCAACTGTAATGATCTCAGGAGTGAATAACAGTGACCTCACAGAATCGCCAAACATCCCTGGTGCTCTTTGCACTGGTACTAACAACCCATATGATCTTGCTGTGGTTGGTAATACCGCACTTATGGGAACTGTGGACACAAATCAGAATGTGAATGTGGGTGGTGACCTGAGAGCACAGGGTGAGGTGATGTCACGTTGTGGTGGCCACATTCTCTCTGCAAAGAAGAACTTCGACATCCCACACCCCAGTAAGGAAGGTTATCGTCTGAGACACACCTGTCCAGAAGCACCTTATAATGATGTTTACATTCGTGGTAAGGTCAAGAACACTGATGAGATTGAACTTCCTGCTTACTGGAAGGACTTTGTAGATAAGTCTTCCATCACCGTTCATCTGACACCCATTGGTGCTCCTCAGAGTGTCTATGTGAAGAGGATTGAAGAGGGTAGAATTGTGTTACAATCATCAGGTGGGTTGCCAATCCATTGTTTTTATCAAGTGTTTGCTGAAAGAAAGGATGGTGAGAAACTAATTCCTGAATATGAAGGAACAACACCAGCAGATTACCCAGGTAATAACGATCAATATTCTATCTCGGGTTACCATTATGATGTCAAGGAGGACGTATGACTTACAGCGGATTTGAAACAAGAAGTATTGGCAGCAAAGACTGTACTTATTTCAATAATGGTACCCCAGACAATCAATATGATTACATCCTGAAACCAATGACAGGTGACACGGATTATCCTGAGGATGCCTGTCCCCTTTATTATCACGCTTATTTCCAGGTTGATCGCATTCAATTGAATCAACAGATCAATGGTAGTGGTCTTATCAACATCGGTGGTTCCATTGACTCTGGTAGTTCTATCAATGCTGCTGGTAATGTAACCTCCAATGGTGGAACTCACGTTCTCTCTGCTAAGAAGAACTTTGACATTCCTCACCCAACCAAAGAAGGTTGGAGACTTCGCCACACTTGTATTGAGGGACCTGAGAATGCTGTGTTCTTCCGTGGTGTAATGAGAGACACACAGTACATCAACCTTCCTGAGTATTGGCAGGGACTGGTGAATCCTGAGACCATCACAGTCAATCTAACTCAGATCGGAACCTCACAGGATTTGATTGTGGAGAAGATTGAATGGGGTCGTCGTATCAAAGTGAAGTCTGGCAATGCTTCTACCATTCACTGTCATTATGTGGTTTATGGTGAGCGTAAGGATGGAGAAGTCCTGATTGCTGAATATGAAGGTGAGACACCTGCTGACTACCCAGGCAACAATGAGGAATACTCGGTGTCTGGTTACCATTATGATAAGAAAAAATGAGACCTGAAACAAGAAAGTCAATGGAAATGTTGTTCAATGCACGGTGGAATGTTCCCACTGCTGCCAAGAACTGCAACTTGACAGAAAAGGAAATGAAGATTACATTTAATGAGTACTGTGTGTTTCATCCTAAGACTTATACTGGAACAAAGGAAGATCAACTCTGGTTGTTTTAACTTATGAAAATAAATCTGTGGTATTGTCAACATATGGGTCAGTGGAGGTGGACTCTCTGCGATGATCATAGACCCATCATCAAGATGGAATCTGGTCAGAGACCAGACCTTCGTGATGCGATGAATGATGTGGCAAACACAGTTGAATACATGTTAGAAAAAGGGTTATAATTAGTGTGTGTGAAGGAAGTGCAAAAGACACCTGGGGTGACCTGGGTGTCTTTCTTTATGCTACTAAATAACTCATAAGTAGAACCGTGCGCTGGTTGTAAGAAGATGCCACTCTCTCGTTTAGATAATTTCCTCAAGAATGTCAGGGGAAACGTTCTTTATGTTGATCCCAATGGTTTGGATGCCACTGACAGTGTAGAAAACACTGGTAACTCAGCATCTCGTCCTTTCTTATCCATCCAAAGGGCCCTCCTGGAAGCAGCAAGATTTTCATATCAAGTAGGTACTGACAACGATCGTTTTGCTCAGACAACAATCGTTCTGACCCCTGCAGATTATGTTGTAGATAACAGACCTGGTTGGATTCCTGATGGTTCAATCTTCTACCAGAGAAACGGTTCTACTACTTCTTCTTTCCCTCAACTGACCACGGCATCTAACTTCGATGTTGAGGATCCTGACAATGTTCTGGTAAGAGCAAACAGCATCTACGGTGGTGTTATCGTTCCTCGTGGTGTTTCGATTGTAAGTTCTGATCCAAGAAAGACAAAAATCAGACCTAAGTACGTTCCCGATCCAACAAACACCAACATTGAGAGATCTGCTGTCTTCCGTCTGACGGGTGGTTCTTACATTGAGGGTGTAACCATTCTTGATGGTGATCCTTATGGAACAGTTTACAATAACTATGGTACAACAACATCTGTTCCTAACTTCTCACACCACAAACTCACAGCATTTGAATATGCTGATGGTGTCAACTCAATCAATATCAGTGATTCCTTCCTGACTTTCTACACTTCCAGAACTGATCTGGATGTTTATTATGAGAAAGTTGGTCTTCTGTATGGTCCAAACTCTGGTCGTGAGATCTCACCAGATTATCCATCCAGCGGTGTAGACATCAATACTAAGGTTGATGAGTATCGTATCGTTGCTCCTCTGTCTGGAAGAGCAGGCATCAGCACCATTGAAGCAGGTGATGGTGTTTCTCCAACCACAGTCATCACGGTCACACTGACTGATGAACTGCCAGGCATCAACGTTGACACTGCTATTGTTGTCAGTGGTGTCAGTGATAATGCTTATAATGGAACATTCATTGTTGATAATGTAATCACAACCAATGCCAATGGAACTAAGAAGTTCCAGTATGAAGTCCCAGCAGCACCAACAGACGCTTCACCAACTGTTGCTGGTACCAGAGTTGAGTTGGCAATCAACTCCACCACAAGTTCTTCTCCTTATATTGTTCAGACAACAATCAAATCTTCTTATGGTTTATGTGGTGTCTTTGCTGATGGATCTAAGGTTAGTGGATTCAAATCGATTCTGTTGAATGAGGTCAATGGTATTGGTCTTCAGAATGATGAGAATGCTTTCCTGAGATTCAATTCTACCAGTGGAAGTTTTGATGACTCGGGTTCAGTTTCTAACCTGAACAATGATCCTGATGCAGTTTACAAACCTGCTTATTACAACTACTTTGTAAAGGTTGCCAATAAGGCATTTGCTCAGATTGTTTCCTCCTTTGGTATCAGTTACTCCCAACAGTTTGTAACTGACAGTGGTGGTACTTTCTCTGCTTCCAACTGTAACTCCAACATGGGTCAGAACTCTCTGTACTCCATGGGATTTAGAGATGATGCTTATGCCAGAGATGACATTGGTTATCTCTCTCACATTGTTCCACCTAAGTTCAATGTTGCCACAGACATCAACCTGGAATTTGATGCCATTGATGTTTCCAAGACTGTTGGTGTTGGTTCAACATCCAGACTTTATCTTTACCAACAAACCAGTCAGGCATCTGCACCTAAGTCAGTTCTTCAGGGTTACAGAATTGGTGCCAAACAGAATGGAAGACTTTCAGTCAACATCAATGACACCAATTATTATGCCAGGGTCATCATGCCCAACACGGAGAAAGACATTAATCAGGTCTCCTCTGTAAAAGTTGTTGAGGTTGGAACCAATGTTTCCACTGGTAACAGCATCTCAGCAAACACAATTACTCTGAAAGAAGATCACCAGTTCCTGAATGGTGAATCCATCAGAGTTCTTTCTGATAATGCTCGTATTCCTGATGGATTGGAAGCAAACAAAGTTTACTTTGCCATTACTGATGGTCTGAGTGATAACCAAGTTCAGGTTGCCATCTCACTGAATGATGCCATCAATGGTAATGAGTTGGTCATCAACAACTTGGGTGGAAACCTGAGAGTTGAGTCTCGTGTTTCTGATAAAAGAGCAGGTGACATTGGTCACCCAATTCAGTGGGACTCCGATGAAAGTCAGTGGTTTGTTCAGGTTGCCACAGCAGCAACTGATAACTCACTTTATCCAACTGTTGTCTCACTTGGAACAGCAGAACTGGGAGATGCAACACCAAGAACTTACATCACCAGAAAACCAGACACCAGAGCACTTCAGGACAGAATTTATCGTGCTCGTTACGTTATTCCTGCTGGATCTGGCATCTCATCCTCCAGACCACCACAAAAGGATTACATCCTTCAGCAATCCAATGATGTAACTGGTGCTAATGACGCTGAGGTTGCACTTCCTTATAACCCCAACACAGTCTCAATGACCAACGTCACTGAGATGAGAAACTTTAGTTTCATTCGTGCCGCTGAGTGGACATCCAACGAAGCAAAATATACCACAGAACTTCCTCACAAACTCTCTATTGGATCTAAGGTCAAGGTTGTCAATGTCACCAGTGCCAACAACACAACTGCCATTGGTAACTCTGGTTTCAATGGAACCTTTACAGTTTCTGGAATTGCAAGTGCTAACCAGTTCACAGTAACCAACTCTTACAGTGATCCTGGTGCTTTCACCAACAACACTTCAGAAAGAACCACTTCACTCCCAACCTTCCAGAGAGTTGAAGCAGCAAATAACTTCTATGTTTATGATGTCAGTCCCATCATTCCTTATGTTACAGGTGTTCAGGATGGTGTATATTACCTGACTATTATTGACTCAAGCAACACACCAACAATCACACCATTCAACAACTCTGATAACTTCTCCTTCTCTGCTCCAGTTGAGGATCTTTACCCACAAGCAGACAGAGACAATCCTCAGTCTGATCCTGTTGAGACTACAACTTATGCTCCAGCAAACCTTCTGGGTTCAGTTGTTGTTGATGATCCAAGAAACAGTATCACAAGACAGGCAGTCAATAGATCATATGGTGATTTTGGAATTGGTGTTGGAATTACTGACATTGTTTCTACAGCAGCAGGAACAGCACATACAATCTTCACCAGATATGACCATGGTCTGAATGGTGTTACTCTGGTTGCCATTAGCACTGCTGGTGCTGGTTATGGTAATGGAACTGGATCTGCTGAGAACCTTTACAATGCCACACTGACTGGTTCTTCCACTGGTGCCAACGGAACAGCAAGAGTTACAGTCAACTCCTCTGGTGCTGTAACTGGTGTCAAGATCATGAACAGTGGAACCAACTATGCTGTTGGCGATGTTCTGACTGTTACAGGAACAGCAACCACAACTGGTTTCAGCACAGCATATCTGACTGTTTCTGCTATCAATGATAACATTGGTGACACTCTGAGAGTTGCTGGTGTGACCTCTGAGGGTTATGCTGGTTATAACCAACTCTATAGAATCACTGGAAGCGCTGGTCTGAAGTCAATCCAAGCAACATCAGTTGATCCAGTTTATAACAACTCCATCATTGGTGTTGGTGGTGATGTTACAACCACAGCATTTGCTCATGTTACAGGATCTAAACTGGATGTTTCTTCCTTTGTTGTCAACACTTCAGTTGGTCTGGCAACAGTCACCACAGTTCAACCTCATGGTCTGAGAGTTGACAGTGCTATTACTTTGGGTGGCGCATCTGATGATCTTTACAATGGAACCTTTGTTGTTACTCAGAATGTTGGACTGACAACCTTTGTTGTGAACATTGGTGTTTCAACTCTGAGTCCTGCAGTTTCTGGAACACAGAGAGCATACTATCCTGGACTGACTGCTCAGGAAGGAACAACCAACTTTATCAATGAGAACTTTGGTGGAAGATTCCATAACGTCTACGCTGGAATCTCAACTGTTCTTTCTGATGAAGTTGCAAGTGCATCTGTTACAGAGATTAGAATTGAGAACCTTTCCAACTTCAACTTTGGAATTGGTGATTATCTGAGAGTTGATGATGAGATCATGAGAATCAAGTCAACTGTAACCACCAACCCAGTTGAAGTCTTTAGAGGTCTGTTTGGAACTGTTTCTGCAACTCATGCCACAGGATCAGTTGTTAGAAAGATTCTGGTCAACCCAGTTGAACTGAGACAACCATCAGGAATCACTGCTAATGGTCACACCTTTGAATACCCTGGTTATGGTGCTGGTAACTACTCCACAGCACTTCCACAACTCCAGAACACTCAACTCACTGATAATCAAGAGAGACTTGCACAGAACCTTGAGTCGGGTGGTGGATCTAACCAATTCTCTGGTTACAATGCCAATGGCGATTACTTCATTGGTAACAGAAAGATTGACAGATCAACTGGAAGATCGACTACAATTGACACTCCAGTCCCAACAGCAACTGGTGAAGATTTTGATTCACTGACGACCAACCCCGAAGTTGATCTCATCCAGACTGATGAGATTCGCACAAGAACCTCCATCATAGTTTCTGGTGGTCTTTACAACGATTCCATCTCTGAGTTTGATGGACCAGTTGTTCTTACACAGAAACTGACCTCAACGTCCTCTGATGGTATTGAGGCACAGTCACTGTTCCTCCAAGGCGACAGAACAGTTGCCAGAAATTACACTGTTGGAATTTCAACTCCAACCACAGCAGGTAACCCTGGTGATGTTGTTTATAATGCATCTCCTGTTAAGGGTGGTTACATGGGTTGGGTCTTCACCAGAGAGAACACTTGGTTCCCATTTGGTAACGTTGGTGTTGACACAGGAACAACCAATGCAATCTTTGATAAGGTTGGTGTTGCCACTGATGATCCTGGTGATTGTGCACTCAAGGTTGGTTCTGGAACAACTCTGTTCTGTGTTGACAATGATGGAGTTGGAATTGGAACCACAGCAAATGGTGAGAAACTGAATGTTGATGGTTATGTTGTTGCACTTGGATTCACAGGTGATGGTTCGGGACTGACTAATCTTCAGAATGACAGTGCTTGGGCAGGCATCAGCACCATTTATCCAATTGACAATAAGAGTGTTGGAATTGGAACCACATTCCCATCCACAGATTACAAACTCTCTGTTGGAACACCAGGCACAGGTGGAACTGATCTTTATGTTGCTAATGACACCCAGATTGATGGGGTTGTAACCCTAAATGGTGGTGCAAATGTCACTGGCATTGTGACAGTCACATCATTCAACATGAATGACTCCAGTGGAACACTGACTGCTGGAATCATTACTGCCACAACTCTGGATGTCAACTCCAGTGGAGACAAACTGACAGTCAATTCCTCGGGTGTTGGTGTTGGAACTGCCACTCCAAGAGCAGCTTTGGATGTTGAAGGAGCAGCAAGGTTCAAGACTTACTATGAGATTCCAAAGGCAATCAGCAGTGTTGGAAGTGTTGTAACTCTGGATCTTTCTAAAGCACAGACATTTATTCTTACTGTAAGTGAGATTGTTGCTTACTTTGAACTGATCAATGTTCCATCATCCTCAGCAACTACCTTTACAATCCAGATCATTCAGGATTCCTCAACTGCTTATTCTGTTGACATTGATGACTTTAGAACCAGTGGTGGTTCTGCCATCCCACTCAGATGGCCAGGTGGAATTGCACCAACAGTCACACCAGTTGCAAGTGCAGTTGATGTTTATTCATTCATGACATTTGATGGTGGATCTAACCTTTATGGTGTTATCGGAGGCCAGAACTTCTCATGAGCCCAGTAGCGTTTCATAACTTCAGGACCATTCAGACTTCTCTGGATCTGAATGGTCCTGTTCTTTCCTTTTCAGAACCACCAGAGGCAGTTACAGCAGGTTTAGTCTCTGGAATTGCTACTTTTGTTGGAGTTGCCACAGCAACTTTCCCAGGAAACACAGACGCAACAAACTCAGGAACAATCTCTTATCAGTGGTATGACAGTGTAACTGGTGCTTTGTCTGATGGGGACAATGTGACAGGATCTGCCACAACCACACTCACTCTCAGTAATCTGTTTGGTTCTGCCAATAACAACAGAGAGTTTTATCTGGAAGCAACTTATAATGCATCTGCTTATGGTTCAGTTGGAGCAGCAAAGTCCACAGGTAATGCAATCAACTCACCACTGAACTCCGATAATGCAGTTCTGACTGTTTATCCAACCATCTCCTTTACAACACAACCCACATCACAAACTGCTGCTGTGGATGAAAACGCAGAGTTCATTGGAATTGCTGCACTTTCAGATGACACTTATGGACCCATTACTCAGGAATGGACCAGAGATGGTGTTCAGTTGGTGGATCAAACTGATCCAGTCATCAGTGGAACAGGAGCAACCACTCTTGTTATTGAACAGACATCAGTGGGTGTCTCCACAATCCAAACCATTGCTTATGTTGACACTGCTGGTGGAAGAATCTCCACAGAGTCCACAGTTGTTGACTTCACTGGTGTCAATCCGAGAAACAGACT